CCTTGTGTGCGCCAACTGCCATCGAATTCGTTCTATACGCCGCCGTGCCGGGCTGCCCGCCACGCTCCCGCCACCCGACTACGAAATCTGAAACAAAATGGCACACCTACCCCTGAAATACCGACTGTCCCCGCCGGAGGTGGCTCAGCTCCAACAAGTGATGTTGGGGGAGCCGCTCCCGCAGTCTAAGGTGACCGACCCGCCGGCGTTGGTGGACCTCATTGGCAAAGGTCTTGTGCGCCTGGAGCATGGGTTCTATTGGCCTGAGTGGTCGCTGATTCCTAAATCTTCCGTTTGACATCCGCCGAAGGCGGTGCGAAGTTACGGGGTGATGAAGAACGAGCTACCCAAAGACTGGCCGCAGGCGCCGGGTCGCCGGCTGCTTACCCGGCGCATGATGCATCGGATGCTTTTCGAACTGAACATGCCGCTCTACTTTTACGACCGCGCCTGCACTCGCTTTTTCTACACCACCCGCACCCCGAAGTCGCTCAACGACTTCATGGGGCGCGAGAACATAGACACGTTCCCCCGCGGCACGGGTCCCATCGTAATCCCATGAAAATCGAAGTCACCTACATCGAGAACCCCGTGACCCAGTTCGAGCGCGACCACCCTTTTCGGGTGACCCTCGGCCCAGGTGCCGGGGGACGATACATCCAGCGCGCGTTCCTCACCGACCGTGAGGTGGCCGAGCTGCGCGAAGCGTTGTCCCTGGCCTGTGAAGTCTCAATCCGAATCAACTTGACGAAATGAAGTATCAAGTCTTCAACCAATATGGTCGTCCGCTCGGCGGCGGAGAAACACTCGCCCAGGCCAAGGAAAAGGCCCGGGGCGGCCGCTCAGTAAACCCCGACGGTTTTATGAAAAATCCTCGCACGCGACTTTTTGACACCCCATGAAACTCCGTGACCGGCTATCGGACCGAGAAATCGCGCAACTTCACCTGGAAGCGTATCACGCCATGCTGCCGCCCTACGACCTGCTCAAGCCGGACCAGGATCTTTTGCCCCCGCCGGTGGTGGCGGGGCAAACGCTGCACCCGGCGTTCTGGTTCGCCGGCCAGCTGTTACAGGAGGGCGAACCGCTCACCGCGTTTTTCGTCCGGGGAAAACTGACATGGCTCTTGACTTCTACGGAAACTCTGGCACTGTAAGGGGCGACATGAAATACCACCTTGTGACTTATACTGATATGAACCACTACCACGTTTACGCCAGCCACGAAGCCCGGGCCACCGCGCTCATTTCCGAGTTGACGGACGCCGGGCTTCGCATCATCGACCGCGTCGGTTCGGAAATCCTCGTCGAGGGAACCCCGGACCAAATCAACAAATTCATCGAAAACTATCGCGCCGGGGTTGACTTCCCGCCAATCTATGGCACTGGTAAGGATAGAATATGAACATCTACATCATCGAACGAACCGATGCCTGCGACTACGACGAATACGACGCGGCGGTCGTCTGCGCCGAGAACGAGGAATCCGCGCGCGACCGGCACCCGAACGGGGGCCAAATGGACTGGGCCAATCCCCCGAAGTGGGGGAGCTGGGTGACGAGCCGGGACAAGGTGACCGTCCGGCTCGTGGGAGTGGCCGCGCCTTTTTCGGTGGCGGGGGTTATCCTCAGTTCTTTTAACGCCGGCTGAAACCATCAAACCAAATGAACGACCTAGCCACAATCCAACGAATCAACAACGCCATCGAATCCGCCAAGCAGCGGAAGCTCGCCAAGGCGACGAACGCCCGCAAGAAAACCGTCAAGGCCACCGCGGAAGCCCGCGCTGCCGCCGAGAAAACCCGGACGGGAAAGGCCTGATGCAGGCCGCTCAATTTTTCGGGCCGGTGTTCGACCTGAACTGGCCGGCCAATCTGAAACCCAAAATGAAAGCCAAAAAGAAACTGCGAAAGCGCATCAAGCGCAAGCTGTCCGCCGGCCTGCCGGCGACCGCGAAAGAGCTGAAGGGCTACGGCGTCGTCTGGGGCATCGATAAACAGCCGCTCCGGGTTTCGCATCTTACGCACTGGCGCACGCGTGAGGGCGTGGTGATGCTAATCACCGACATGCAGGATAACCACCTGCTCAACGCGCGGGCGCTGCTCCGCCGCCGCATCGCGCGGTTGTCGGAGGTCGAGGAAGTGCTGTCGCGCGAAGTCGCTCGGCGGGGGGCGGGAAAATTCAAAACCTTCGAGGGCACTGTCCAGGAATTTTTCGACCTGCTCGCCAAGCACGATGACACCGGCAAGTATCCGGATGCGCGGGACCTGTGGGATGCCTACGGGGGGAACAGCGAATGAGCATGCTTGACGACCGCTGCATGGGATGCGGACACCCCGAGTGTTTTTGCGCGTGCCCGCAGGCCGAGCCCGCGCGCCCGACTGAGATACCCTGGAACGGGGAGCCCTATACGTTCGGCCACGAGCTGTCGGACTCCATCAAGCAGTTCACGGACAAAATGCAGGGGCACATCCGCCGGGAGTTTCGCTACCGGGCTTTTGCCAAAGCCATTTTGGAGCAGCTCCCGGACCTGCGTAGCCAGCTTCGGAACGCATCCGATGCGGACAACCTTGACAGGGTGCTCGCGCGGTGGAATATTGAGCTAGACGACATCGCAAAATTATGACGACCATGACCATGGCTGAAGTTGAAGCAGCTTTTCGGGCGGACCTGAAGGCGCTGCTCTTGAAGTGGAACGCGGAACTTTCCGCCGAGGACCACTACCCGGGCTACCCGGAGTGCGGCGAGGACGTCCGCATGACCGTGGTAGTGCCCGCCATCTATGAGGCCGGCGAGACGGTGCGCGAGTGGACCAACATCGACCTGGGGAGGTGCGTGTGACCCTCGACGAACTTGTGGAAAAGCTGGAGGACCTCCAGTCGTATGGCTTCGGGAAAAATTCTGTTGTGGTTTCCCACTGCGGGTCCATCGCATTCGAGGATGTGACGGTGGTCGAGGCGCGCAAGCTGTTCTTTGATGATGCCAAGGAATCCGTGGTCATCCAATGAGGACCTTCGCATACCTGCGCGTCAGCACCAAGGAACAGCTCGACATGAACGGGCTGGAGCGCCAGCGCGATGCGGTGCGCGCCTACGCGGACCACGTCGGGTTCACCATCGCGCGCACGTTCGAGGAACAGCAGTCCGGCGGCGCGGCGTTCGAGGACCGGCTCATGCTCATCGAGATGCTGGAACTCGCGGTGGCCTGCGACGTGGGCGCCATCATCGTCGAGCGCGCGGACCGCGTGGCGCGCGACCTCATGGCCCAGGAACTTTTTTTCGTGAAGTGCCAGGAGCAGAACGTCAAGGTGTTCGCTGCGGACACCGGCCAGGAACTGACCTGCAAGGACGGCGACCCGACGCGCGTGTTACTGCGGCAACTGCTCGGCGCGCTGGCGCAGTGGGAAAAAGCCGTCATTGTTAAGAAGCTGCAAGACGGCCGGCGGCGCACGGCGGCGAAGACCGGCCGGCCCTGCGGCGGGCCGCGGCGGTTCGGGGACAACCCGGACCCGGCCGAGAACGCGGACGAGCGGCACATCCTCGTCGTCATCCGCGACCTGCGCCGGCGGGGGATGACATATCAGGTTATTGCGGAGCGGCTGCGCCAGCTCGGGCATCGGGCGCCGTCGGGCCAGACTTACTGGCACTCCAGCACCGTGATGAGGCTTGACAAATCACCAGAACCGCCCACTTCTTAGGTGGCACTATGAATTTTTTCGCCGAGCCTCCAGCTAACGCTGGTCGTCGAAGGTCCTGCCCCCAGGATTCGGTAACGGGGCAGGCGGTCAGGGGCACCGCATTCCAGCCAAAGAAAGTCTCCACCAATTTGACAGGACAGCCCGTTTTGGCCGAGCAACTAAATGTTCCGGCGTGGGGCGCCCAGTGGCTGGCCTGTCAGCGGGTAAATGGTGACAGCGGGCAACGTCCGCAGCCCGTCACCCGTGGCAGCCAGCGTCAATGGCTTAAACAACGCGCCCCACATTTTCTATGCGCGGGCTGGACAACCTGAAGCTCTGGTTCCTCCTAACGGTGATGCCGACCGTCGTCGCCATCGGCGAGGTCTGGCTGGCTCTACGGCGTCGGCCGCGTAACACATACCTCGCCGCCCTGGGCCACTGCTATTTTCGGCTGGCCCGCGCGCTGAAGAAAATCCGGTGACCCGTGGCGCTCCCCGATTCACACCCGGCCAAAGGTTTGCTTCGCGAGACCGCGAAGCTGGTGCATGCCGGCGAGATTTTTGACGCGGCCCGGCTCGTGCGCGCCTGGGCGGCGCAGACGACGCCATCGGTCGCCAAGCAGTCGGTGGACACCAAGGCCAAAGCGTTTGAACTCCTCAACATTCTCCTCCACTGGGCGCTGTCCAACGGCGCGTTCGAGGAAGCCGCACAACTCCTCTGGACTCCCAACCAGTTCGACCCCCGACCCAACCACACCAAGCGCGTCTGGTCCGCCGTTGACGAGCACGACTTCGGTCTCCTCATGGGCGCCGGCAAGCAATCGAAATCGTTCAGCATGGCGATTCGGTTTTTCCTGGAGTGGCTGCGCGACCCCGAATACACTTCGGTCCGCGTCCTCGGCCCGAGCGAGGACCATCTTGAGGCCAACCTTTTTTCGCACCTAGTCACGCTGCACCGGGAATCCGCCATCCCGCTCCCGGGCGAAATCGGCAAGCTGTTCATCGGACTCGACCTTCGCAAGCGGCGCGGGTCCATCAGCGGCGTGGTGATTCCCCAGGGCAAGAAAGCCGCCGGCCGGTTGCAAGGTGTCGCCCGCTTCCGGCGCAAGGAATCCCACCCCGAGTTCGGCGAGACGTCGCGGCTGTTCGTGTTCGTGGACGAAATCAGCAACCTGCCCAAGGGACTCTGGCACGATATCGACAACCTGCTTTCGAACACGTCGAAGCGCGGCGGGCTGAAGGTCTATGGCGCGTTCAACCCCGACGACCGGAACAACGACGTGGGCATTCGCACCGAGCCGACCTTCGGCTGGGGCTCGTTCGACCCCGAGCTGCACTTCGAGTGGCTGTCCACGCGCGGCTGGTTCGTGGTGCGACTGGACGCGATGCAGTCGGAGAACATTAAGGAGAAGCGCGAGGTTTTCCCGGGCATGCAGACCTACGAGGGCATGCTGCAAATCGTGGCGAATGCCGGCGGGCTGGACTCGCCCGGCTACTGGACGATGGTGCGCGGCTGCTACCCGCCCATCGGTGTGGCGCTCGCGGTCATCCCGACCGGGCTCACGCTCAACCTGAAGTGCAGCGTCATCTGGTATGACACGCCGACGCCGGTCGCGGGGGCCGACCTCGCGCTCGAAGGCGGTGACGCATGCCGGCTGTGCAAGGGTCTTTTCGGTCGCGCCGCCGGCGTGAAGCTGGGGCCGAGCCTGAAGCACCCCGAAGGCGAAACGATTTGGTTCACGGACCGCAACGGACACAAGGCGCCGAAGTATCTCGCCCTGGCCGAAAAGATTTTCCCCATCGCCAACGGGGACACCTTCGCGGTGGGCGACGAAATTATGCGGCTGTGCCGCGCGCTGAAGATTCGGCCGGAGCACCTCGCGGTGGACCGGACCGGCAACGGCCAGGGCGTCTATGACTAC